GCGTAGTATTCTGAAAGACTAATAGGGTTGCTGCCACCAAACTCAGTTTGAATGTCGGATAAATCTAAAACTCCAGAAGTAGGCAAGGCCATTACACTGTACCAAATGCTGTGACATCTCCAACAACCGTAAGGTTGCCTGAAGCGTCTAGTTTCATTTTGTTAGTCCCGCCTGTAGCAAACACTAAGTCTGTGCCTGATTGCGTCACTGACCAGTTACCTAAAGTTACTGAGCCAGTTACAGAGATACCTGACGATGTAGCACGGATTATTTCTGAGCCACCTATATTAAATACTATCCGACTAGAGGCAGCATTAAGCGTTAGCCAACCGTTATCACCAATAATTTCAGACTGTGTCGAAGTGTCTGTGTCTGTTAAATATATTCTAGGAAGTGTTCCAGATAAATGTAGTAATGCACTAGGCGAACTCGTACCAATACCTACATTGCCACCTAGGGGGTTTAAAACTAAATCGTATGTAGCAGTAGATGGCACTGTATATGAAGCTTGTAACCAAGAGGCGTGACTTGAAGCACTTGTACCACTAGGGTATTGTCCTATGAAAACACCATTACCTCCAGTACCGCCTAAATAAGTGTGTGTAGTAGTCATGATATCACTACTACTTGGTGCTGATTGAGTGACTCCATTCCCTAGATGAGCCGTTCCGTTGACTTCCAACTTAGAACTAGGACTACTAGTACCAATACCAACTTTACCACTACCATCTACAGTAATGTCATCGTGATTAGATATACCCAAGTTAGTAAGGGCAGATGATGCGCTGCCTAAGTCAGATAAGTTGTTAGATGCAATTAAAGCACCTGATAGTGAAGCGTAAGCTGCGACCCATGATGAGCCTTCCCATACCTTCATGACATCATCAGTAGTATTAAAATACAGTGCACCAGTTATAAGCGCGTCACCATCATTATCTAATGTAGGATCACTTGCCTTAGCACCTAAGTATCTATCATCAAAGTTATCGTAAGCTGTCTCTGCATTAGTAGCTGATGTAGCTGCGTTACTCTCACTTGTTGCAGCATTAGTAGCAGATGTACTAGCTGCGCTTGCAGAGTTAGCCGCATTGGTTTCTGATGTAGCAGCATTAGATGCGCTTGTAGCCGCCTCAGAAGCCTTTGTAGTTGCAGTTGTTGCACTACTTGATGCACTACTAGCACTAGAGGATGCAGAGCTAGCAGATGAGCTTGCAGATACAGCCGAAGCCGCTGCATTAGTTTCACTTGTGCTGGCATTGGACTCTGAAGTAGAGGCATTGCTTGCTGCTGTTGATGCAGTTGATGCGCTGTTAGCTGCGTTTGTAGCAGAAGTTGCCGCGCTTGTTGCGCTGTTTCCTGCATTAGTTTCACTGGTTGCTGCATTAGTTTCGCTGGTTGATGCGTTACTAGCAGAAGTAGCTGCTGCACTAGCTGATGCTGCTGCGTTAGTCGCTGATGCAGCCGCTGATACAGCGTCAACTATTAGGGACCAGTAGGATGTATTGGTTAAAGATGTGCCTGCTGGCGATGCCTGTGTACAAATATAGACATTGTCTAGTTGGCCTGCACTTGTTGACTTGACCAGATCTCGAACGGAATAACTTATTGTTGTTACCGTCGCATCTGTTCCTTGATACTGACCAATCTCTTGGAAATTTGTAATAGAGTCTCCATCACTGTTCCAACCGATAACATAGTTTGCTGTTGGTGATGGTAGAACAAGTGATGCACCAGATGAGTCAGTAATCGGAAACCGGAATGAGCGATTAATGTCGGCTCTTAATTGTTGAGAAATAAATATCTCTGTATCTTGTTCACGGTTTACTGTCTCGGCAAGTAAGTCACCAGACGTTTGATAGTCTGCTGTTCTAGCAATGCTCACTACCCTTTCAATGGTAATGATGTCGCCAGTTGATGCGCCAGTAACAAGTGTTATAGCGCCACTATCTTGTGTGTTTGCGCCTGCTACACTGTAATCAGTTGTTAGTGTGAGAATGTCTGCTGTATCGTTAGACTGTTGACCTGCTGGAGTAAGGTACACCTGCAAGTCTACATCCTCAAAGAAAGGAATAGGAAAGTCAAAGACAGTCTGACCGCTTGTTGCAGTATATTGCCGTCTAGGCTCTACATCATTAACTATAATTGTTGTTGCAGACATTTAGTCTTCTCCAGTAATCTGTTTAACAAGTTTATCACTTCCGCGTCTAAGATAAAAAAGATTCTGACCGGGTAACAGTCTCATAAATGCTTTCTTGTCTGACTCGGTCATCTCTCCCTCACCCGTAAGGCCTGATAGAGTTTTAGCCAGATTCCCTGCTGTACCAAAGCTCGGCCCTACGAGGCTCTCAATAACACTTCTTCCTGCCTGCCGACTTGATGTTGTCGTTACATCAGCTAACGATCTAAGACCGAAGTTATTGCCTGATACTTTTTCTAATGTATTGTTTACTTCCATTAAAACACCAAGCACGCCAGTTCTATCAATACCTTCTATGATTAAGTTTTCAATATCATAGTTTACTTCCCTGCCAGCGTTCCATTGCTTAAAGATATACGTCATCATGCCCAGACCCATCATAGTAACCAAGCCTTGATATAAATTCGCATCTTGCTTCTGAAGCCCGGCAAGCATGATTCTGTTTTGCGCCGACATGATGAAAGACTTGAACTGGAAAAGCGTTTGCCCCATCTGTGTTGACATGACTATTGGCTTTTCTTGTCCGGGTGTAACAATAACTCGGTTAGTCTCTTGTCTCAATGCGCCAGCCCACAACTGTTCCAACTCAGGGTCATCCCATAAGTGACGGTTTGCAAGCCAGTTACCTTCACTTTTTGTTCCATGCTCTTTGATTAATGAGCCTATTCTTTTTGCTTGCTCGTCATTGATACCAAGTCTTTTCAGCTCTTTAGGTATTCCGCCTGCTACTAAGTCATCT